GCCGAGAAGATGCTGAAGGACCAGCGCGACACGCTCGTTTAACCAGGTGGGAAAGGGCGGTGCAACTCCGACCCCGGCGCTTTCAACGACGATGACCGATTTGGGACTGGAACCGAGGCTAGAACCATGACCAGACGCCGGCGGAAACCAGACTACATCCCGACTCCCGAGCAGATTCGCATGGCGTGCGTACAGATTCGGGCGGGATGGCCGGAAATGGCAGAACGTCGTCGGCGGGTGGGCAAGTCGGAACCGTACGAATTTCCGGTAGTGGCGACGGCGGATCTGGGAAGAAACGGGAGAGAGAATTACGCAGAGTAGCGCTGACAATCTAAGCCGCGAAAGCCGGGTGGTAGCTCCCCCGGTGATCGAATGATCAGAGCCCGATGGACTGTCGACAGTCGGTTCATCGGGCTCTTTTCGTGGTCGGGTACAACCACGTAAGAGAGTAATGGCAACAGCAGACCAGCTACAAGCCGCCGAGAAGAAACTCAAGGATCAACTGCGCCGAGTCCGCGAGGCTCGCGGGAAACACGGCGGCACATCGGAGCGGGATCGGGACGCGATTCGCAAGCGGCAGATGCGTCTCGCCAGCCGGCTGATTCAGATTCCAGTGCTATCTCCGGAGGATCGGGCCGAGCGATTGCGTCGTGAGGCGGATGATGAGTTGTGGCTGGAATCCTACTGGTCGGCCTTCAGCCCCGATACGTACTATCCCCTTGAGCCTCAACAGCGGCAGATGGTCGCCGACTTCCGGGCCCTGCTTTCCGAAGGTGGCGACCGGGCGGATGCGGCCAGCCGTGGCGAGGGTAAAACGACGCTGGCAATTGCGCTAACGGTCAAGATGATTCTCCAAGACTCTGGCCGGGATTTGTGGATCATTCTAGGAGCGACGGCGAAAAACGCGGCGGACATCCTGGACACGATTCGGACGGCGATTGGCGAGAGCGACGAATTTTTGCGGTACTACCCGGAAGTCTGTTTTCCCGTGCGGGCTCTGGAGAATACCGTCCAGCGGGCGAAGACCCAAATAGCGAACGGTCGACGGCATGACAACGGTGAGCCGTTTGAGGCGGCGCCTACCAAGTTCCACTGGACGGGTGATCGGCTTGTGTTCCCCAATGTCCCGGGTTCGCCATCGGCCGGTGCCATTGTGATCTCTCAAGGGCTCGACGCTGCCCTTCGCGGAATGCGGATCAAAAACCGTCGGCCGCGCGCGGTAATTATCGACGATCCGGATACTGACGAGACCTCTCACAATCCCACTCAAGCTGCGAAACTCCTGCGAAAGATCGACCGTACCATTGCGGCTCTCGGGTCACAGCGCAGGCCCGTGTCGCGGCTGGTGCTCTGCACGTGTGCCAGCCAGGTATCGGCGGCCGCGCAGTTGACGGACCAAACGAAATACCCATCGTTCCGCGGCCGGCGGATGCGTTTCATGTTGAAGCCGCCGACGAATCAAACGGCCTGGACGGAATTTATCAACCTCTGCAAACAGGGTTGGATGGGTGAGCAAGCGGGCGACCGGGAGTCCCCGATCCCCAAGGTTGCCCACGATTTCTACATGGCCCGTCGCGAGGAAATGGACGAAGGCGGGGAGGTTGCGAATCCGCACCGGTTCGATCATCGGGTCAGGGCGGAAGGCGGGACGGTCGAGGTATCGGCAATCGAGCACTATTACGGCTGGGTTGCCAGGATCGGCCCGATCAACACGGCGACCGAATTCGATAACGATCCGCCGAACGACCTAAACTTGATCGACCTCACTATTGAGCAGATACGCGACTCGCGGAGCGGTGCGGATTATCGAGTGGTACCGCCGGATACAGTTCGATTGACAATTGGCGCCGACGTCAAAAAGCTCGGTCTGCATTGGGTGGCGGTCGCGTGGGATGAACGCTGTGTCGGTTCGATCATCGAGTTTCATTTCTGGCGATTTGCAACGGCGGGGCATCGCCCAGCGGCTTGCGAGAATGCCGTCCTGGAAGGGCTTCGCGATTGGTGGCAGTGGATTCAGACGCACAAGCCATGGCGGGAAGATCCGGAGTCGGAATCATCGGCTCGGTTTCCCGACTGGACGCTGATCGATAGCGGCTGGAAGGATGAGGGCTGGTCGGTACAGCCGGTAACGGTGTTTGCTTCCGAGGTTGGTTTCTCACGCTGCCTGCCGTGCAAAGGATTCGGCAGATACCGTAGGCCGCAGCCACACATCAGCATCCGTTCTTTCGACGAGTGTCACATAGACAGAAGGACGCAGTCGCCATTGTGCGAGATCAACGCCGACGCTTACAAGTCCCGCGTGCAGGAAGGATTCAAGGCGGACTTCGGGACGCCCGGTAGTCTTGGACTGCACGCTCCGCGGGTTGGCGCCGACGGCCGGCAGTTGCGAAGTTCGCTGGAGGAGGAGCGAGAATTCGCCGCACACATTATCAGCGAACAGTGGGACGTAGAGAAGGCAAAGTTTCTGCCGCCCAACGGCCCGAATCATTATCTTGACGCGACCGCGTTAGCCCGTGCGGGCGCGGCATTGGCGCGGTTATCGTCAATTCCATCGGAAGCGAAAGAAACCAAGCAACCCATGAGCCTTGCGGAAATGGCAGCAAAATGAAAGGAGCCACTCTGTGATCGCCAGGCAGATTACCCACTGTCCGTGTTGTGAGGCCGACCTGCGGACCGCTAACACCGTAAGCGCGACGGCATCGGCAGCTTGCCTATTACGTCACGCGGCAGAGGCTGTCGCGGTATTCACGGAGGCTTTCGCGGCGCTCTCCGTGGAAGTTACCAGGGTGATGCAAGAGCAGCTATTGGGCGATGGAAAGCGTGAGCGAGTATTGGCACGTCGTCTGATCCGGGCAGCAGGCTCGCGAGTCCAGTGCGTTTCATTTTCACCAGTGCCTGCGGGAAAAGCATGACAGATGCGAAGCCAGCCGAAATCCTTGCAGGAGATGGCGGACGAAGCGGAGCGTGATCCGTGGGCTTGCCCGCGTTGTGGCTGTCGCGACTGGCGGGTAGAGAGTTCTTACGTCGTGGCAAGCGGGAACCGTCGCCGTCGGCGGATCTGCCGGAACTGCGGGAAGGCGTTGTTGCGGACAGAGGAAATCCCAAGGGAGAAATGATGCAACCCGGCTATCAACCTAAAGGTGACGCGAAGTTGACCGGTCCGCGATAAGTGTCGCGTGACCTACTTATGCGTCTGGTGGGAAGGCAGGACTAGGAACGAAGAATGGCTCAAACAATTCGAGGTTATTCACACCGATGAAACGCAAGGCATGACCATCGGATTTCGGCAGAAAAAAGAGTAGACAATCGATGATCCTATGGGTAGAGTGGGAGGTAGTGTCTGAAAGGTCAACTCTATGAACAATGCCTCCCCTCAAGGAAATCCCACGTCCAATACTGGGCGTTGCCTTTCAGACACACTTGAGGGGAGGTCTTTTTACGGGGCGAATACCCATGATCACAGGAACCACCGGCCACCAAAAATCTATAATGTGCAAAACGTGCGGCAGGCGTACTTTGCACGAATCAGATGCTTTCGTTGTCTGCGGGCTTATGACCTTGTTTAGTTGCGGTCTCCTGCTGCCGCTTGCTGTCCTCGTGTACCTGTTTGGCAAGAACTACGTGTGCCAAACGTGCGGAAGAAAAGCATGGCGATGAGTTCTGTTTCAGCAGTAAATTGGGCACGGGGTGCGCTAGATGTCGCACATATAGCAAGTCGTCCGTTCTTCTATTGAGTTGCCTCCGCGTATCGTTATCGTGGAAGCATGGCAGCCCCAACGACCATCGCCGATGCGCTCGAGCAAACGGCACTCAACCCGAAGTCCGCCGTGACGGACAAGGGACGGGTTGAATCCCACGACATTCAGTCGTTGCTTGCGGCCCTCACCCATGAAGCCGCTCAGACCGCGGCGTCAAGGAACCACTTCGGTCTCTGGATCGTGAAGCTCGAACCACCGGGGGCCGGGTGATGGATCTTAGTACCACGATCGTTGTCTCAACGTCCGGCGTGTCGGAATGCGTCAGCCCTCACAGTTCGCGCCAGCCGGTAACGGTTGACATGGACGCGCCCCGCTCGATCCGTGGCAGCTACGACGCCGCGTCTCTTGACGGCATAAACACCCGCCACTGGGTTGCCGCTGATGCTCTCGACGCCGACTCCGCCAACAGCAAGACCGTCCGCCAACGGATCTCCCGACGAGCCCGATACGAATTTGCCAACAACGGCCAAGGCAAGGGCGTCCAACTCACCCAGGCAAATTATGTAGTCGGCCGAGGGCCTAAGCTACGGATGCAAACCGGCAGCCCCGGTTTCAATTCGATGATAGAGGCCGAGTGGAATAGATGGGCCAAAGAAGCGAAGTTATCGGAGAAGCTGCGCATAGCCGTCAAGGCAAAAGTGTCAGACGGCGAGTCGTTCATCATCGTTGCGCAGAATCCGAGGATGCGACACCGCGTCAAGCTCGGTTTGCGGATGGTTGAATGCGAGCAGGTCACGACGCCGTATCTTGGGACCAATGAGCCGAACAGGATTGACGGCATTGAGTTTGACGAATACGGGAATCCGCTCTTCTATGACGTGCTGAAGTATCACCCTGGCGGGTCGTTTTCCTACGATCAAACGCCAGAGAAAATACCTGCCCGATTCATGCTTCACCTTTTTCGCGAAGACCGAGCCGGTCAACACCGCGGCGTCTCAGAGGTTGGCTCGTCGCTGAATTGCTATGCGCAGGGCCGGCGGTTTCGCGAGGCGGTTCTTGCGGGGGCCGAGAACATCGCTAATTGGTCGGTGTTTCTGAAAACGCAGTTGCTACCCAATACAGAGGTCGATATCGTTCGGCCGCTCTCCACGCTTCCGATCGACAAGGGCATGATGACGGCCTTGCCGGCCGGGTACGACGCATTCCAGCCGAAGCCGGAGCAGCCGTCGGCAACCTACGCAGAGTTCACTCGCGAGCAATCGGGCGAGCAGGCGCGGCCGCTCAATATGCCGAATAACATCGCAAGGGCGGACTCCAGCGGATATTCATTTTCCGGCGGCAAGCTCGATCACCTGACCTATTTCGTTTCGGTCGATGTTGAGCAACAGGATATTGAAGATGACGTGCTTGACCCGCTCTTCGAGCTATGGTTCGCTGAAGCCGTCCTTCGGTTCGGCTGGGTTGTGCCGGACTATCCTCCGCCGAATCACGCCTGGGACTGGCCTGAGAAGCCGGTAATCGACGAGGCCAAGCACGCCAACGCCAACAAGACCAATCTATCGACCGGTGTTGCAGTTCTCCGTCGCGTCTACGCGGGGAGCGGCCTGGACTTCGAGGAAGAGCTGCCACACATGGCCGAGGATTACGGCATCACCCCGGACGAGATGAGGGCCGCGCTCTTCAATGCACACTTCGGCGGCGGCGTATCTGCGCCCGCCGAACCGACTAACGGCCGCGGCGGGAGTCCAACTCCACCGCCAACACAAGGCAGGAACCGGCTGGCGACTGCCGGCCGCAACGGGAACGGGAGCGTTCGATGAGTAGCAAAGTAATCAACCGAGAGGTGCTTTCACACAACTAAAAACTAGGGGGCCGCGATCAATCGCGGTTCCGGCAATCGGCAGGGCTGGCCAGCCCTTCGAGACGCCGCATACGTCGAGCCCATGCGGGGGAGCGAGTGATCGCCCCCCGTTTTTTTATTGGTGCTTGACGATGACCACAAAACGAAAAACACAGCGCAAGGAACGCCGCCAATACCATCGATCTCAGCGTGCGATGATTCGAGCGGCGGCCGTACAAGGCCCCATTCTCATGGAGGCCGTTGGCGTTGACTGGATTCAAGCCGCTGATACGGAAGGCGATCCGCCGAAGCCCAAGCGGTTCAACATGACGGCCTACACCGGCGGGCCCATGCAGGTCAACAGCTACGGGCCGCCAGTCATCATCGACCTCTCTGGCCTGACGGCCAAGGCACCCCTTCCCATCCTTCGCGATCACGATATGTCCCGTGTCGTTGGTCACGCGGATGAGGTCGAGATCGGCGAATCCTCGATCAAACTTGCCGGAGTTATTTCCGGGGCCGGCCCCGATGCAACCGAAGTGCAAGCCGCTGCTGGGAATGGGTTTCCGTGGAAAGCCTCGGTTGGCGCACGGCCCGACAAGCTGGAATTCGTCGGCGAAGGCGTGGCCACCAAAGTCAACGGCAAAACATTTACCGGCCCCTTGTACGTCGCGCGTAAGGCGACGCTCGGGGAAACCAGTTTCGTGGCAATTGGCGCTGATCGCAAAGCGACGGCCAAAGTAGCGGCGAGCGCCGCGCAATACAAGGAGACTGATATGAATTTTGACAAGTGGATTGAGGCATTTGGGCTTGATGTCGCCGAGTTGCGAGAAGATCAACTCCAGCATTTTCGGGCAACATACGACGCAGAGGTCGAAGCGATCGAAGCGAAGGCTGCCCTCGCGAAAATTGAAGCCGCCGAGTCTGGCGATAAAAAGAAGATCGAAGCGGCCGAGAAGCCGCCGATCGTCGAGGCTCCCACGTTTGACCTCGACGGCGTGATCCTCGCCCACGAAAGCCACCTGGCGGTGATTGAGGCCACGGCGGAAGAGTATCGCGAGAAGGTGCCAACGGATGAGTGGACGAAGCTGACGACCGCCGCCCGCAAGGGAGCGATCGAAGCGAAAGCGAAGGCACTCAAGGCCCAGTGGCCAACCGTCAAGCTCGAATCCGAACACATTCTCGCCGCCGCAACGTACAAGGCTGATCTCATGGTTGCAGAACGCCCAAAGGGTCCGGCTATCCATAGCAGTAGCCAAGACGTGTCGATGCCTGCCATCGAGGCCGCGTTCTGCCGAACCGCTGGACTCGCCGACATGGATAAGCACTTCAAGCCCGAAGTGCTTGAGGCCAGCGACAAGTATCCCAACCTCGGCCTCCAGGAGATGCTGCTGATCTGCGCGTCTCAGAATGGATACAACGGACGATTCCGCATTGGAGGCGACAACCTTCGCGAGGTCATTAGGGCCGCGTTCAGTACGCACACCGTCACGACGATGTTGAGCACGACCGGCAACAAGATGTTGCTCGAAGGCTTCAACCGCGTTTCGCAGACGTGGCGTGAAGTGGCGGCTGTCCGGAACGTCCAGGACTTCAAGGCCGTTACGGCTTTCCGCCTGACAACCAGCCTGGAGTA